TCTTGACCTTCGCGCTCATACTTACCCACATTTCTAAGTATACCCTTAGCTACAATGGATTTGTTTGTGCTTCTGTCACCACGGATAATCTTGAATCCAGCTATCTGACTCTTTTGTTCAGCTGTAAGATTGGAAGAGTTGATAAGAGACTGTACCTGTTGTACGTCTATTTTAACACCTAGTGGGAATATAGCGTCCTTTTGGATAGCCATAGAGTCTTGGCCTGCGAAGATGGCAGACTCAAATATGGGACTCACCAGGACATCTGGAAACTTATGGTGTCTAATGGGTTGACCAGCCAAGTCTCCCCATAGTTCTTCATTGCAAGGATATTCTTCTGTGGACTCCCAATAAGAAAACTCACCAAACTGGTAGGGTCCTTTGTACTCTGTTGCTGGAGAATAGCCAGGAGAGAACCCTGTCACTACAGCTGTATTATATATCTTCCAATAGGGGCTAGTTCCTGTTACAGGATCTGGATCACCTATAAAGTCATCATTTGTAGGAGAAACAGGAGATAGGTCTAACACATTTGCAATTCTACCAGGAATGTGGAAACCGTCAGTTTGCTTACCGTTAGTGAGCAAGAACACTATCTCAAAAGCATACACCTCATCCCTTAGATATCCTCTAAGGTTGGTGGCATTGAATGCATCAGCATAGGTTTCTGTATTAGGGATACGATAGGTTTCCCACTGCAGAGCGATACCGTTAGCTATCTTCTGGTAATTAATTCTTTCTACAGAAGTGAGTTGGTCCCACACCAGAATATCACGTACAGCTGTTATATCTTGAGCAATCTCGTAATATGGAAACTTCTCAAGTATGTCATTAATTGTCAGACGAACATTGGTTTTGTTCTGACCTGTGTAAGTAATCACCTGACTAGGACCATCAATAAAATAGGTGCCTATCAACTCAACGGAGGTAATGGCATTTACAGTTTTAATAACTGCTACATTAAAATAATCGTACAGTCCTGTATTATCTAAGTTGCTGACAGTGAGCTCAATAGATTTACCCACCTGATAATTAAAATTAACAGTGGTGATACTGGGGTCAGCAATAGGAGTGGGATTGGTAACAGAGTAGTAGGAAGTGAAAGGGTTTCCAGCAGGATCGGAATACTGAATAGCAAACTGATATGTACCTGCTTGAAGGTCACCCCCTGTGGTTATTCTAGTGACATCCAGCTGAGGAATAACAAAATCAGGCTGGACATTTAACCCGTTGCAATCTATCTCATTGCTGTACACAGGGTCGCACGCAGGTGTACCTCCTATGAGAACATAGGGTAGGTTTTCTGGGTTGAGATCAATATATCTACGAGGATTGATTCCATCTGTCCAGTACACCTCTGTTGTGCACTCTGTAATTCTGTGGACAGCCTTATGGATGGGATGATTAATGTTGAAATTGAGACAAGGAGCACTTACATAGGTGCGATAGATACAGTCGTTATTATCCATGTAGCCAATCTCAGAAGCACCTGTTTCTGGGTTGGTGATAAAGAATACATGTTTACTTCTCTCTTGGATGAAATGGGTACCTATTAATACAAAGCCAGGAGGGAACGTAACACAAAGTTCGTTCCCTGGCTCATTCTGATAGTTTACAGAATTAGCATCAAAGTTTTCTACAGCAGCATTCAGCGCATACGTTAGCTTACCCTTAGGAATCTGGTTGAGGGTCTGATCGAGGTTTAAGCCAGTGGTAGCGTTATTATACTCCTGTCTGATATTGCCTTGTTCTTGCTCAGCCATTGGTATTAGTTATTGCGTCTCCAACCATACATTCCACCAACACGATTGGGTAGTTCGTACATATTAAATCTATTCAAGTCATTTTTAATCCTACGCTGCTTAGCCCAAGGATCTTGCTTCTTAATCTCAATATCAGCCATGATAAATGCTTCTTCAGATTGCTGCTTGTAATATGCGAGCTTCTGTTGGAGCTGGTTAAAGGTTTCATCATTGGTCTGGTTGGTGAGGGTTTCCATCATTTTAAACTTGATGAAAGCCTCAATATATTCCCTGATACGGAAGTTGTTGGGAATCAGTTGATTACCACCAGCGTCATACTCTGTGGCATAGAAAATCAGGTGTACAATACCATTACGGAAGTTGGTGACAAACTTGTTATCCCTAATGTCAAATGAATCATACCCAGCAGAACCAGGGGTAAACTCACGAAGAGGGGGTGCCTCTTGATAGAACTCCCAGTTGTTTGTGTATTCCACACCGCAGTTCTTTTGTGCAGAGATGTTACCAGGCTTGAGTAGATATTCCCTACGATATAGCACAGGAGCTTGGTTGTTTGTTTTGTATACTGTCTGAATAATCTCAGGCATACAAGACCCATCACATCCTACATTACCACAACAAGGACTGGGAATAGGACAGTCTGTAACAATTGGACTCACCTGTATAGTGGTGGCTGTAGCAGCCTGGGAATAGAATGAGTTGGCTGTCTGATAGGGAAAGCCATTAATAGCTGTACAAAGCCACGCTTCACGAACAGCATAAAAGTTATCTGGGAGCCTAGCTTCATAGTCACAGATGTTTAACACTTCCTCTTGAATAACATACGTTGCTCTACCCAACTTCAATAGACACTTGTCTAGGTAAGTGGGGAACATGAGGTCATCGATAGCCCCTGTATCGAAATAGCTTTTAAACTCTTCCTTTACAGTGGAATAGATAATCTCAGGAGAGATGAAGTTATATTTGTAGTAGTATGACATCTAGTTTACTTTTTCCATTCGTGATAAATATGTTGATATCTGTTGTCGGTTTTTATGTAGTGAGACAACAATCTGGATGTTGTTCTGGAGGGTTTGAAATACCACAGTGCTGAGTGTCTGAATCTAGCTGTATCTTTGAACCACACCCACCCAAAGAAATAACCCTCTGTATGGAAGTTGAAATTGTAGATACGCTTGCCCTTCTCTTTGGTCTTTTTCCAGTCTATAGGGAGATTGACAAACTCTTTACCATCCACCCCCTTCATCTTTCTACGCTTCTTTTTGTTTATGGAGAATTCACCAAACCCATAAGGAAGTCTTGCTCTCTCACCTGTCTCTAGGATGTACTCTTTGAAAGCATCGTTATAGGTGTAAACGATGTTTCTCCACTCGTCAAATGTTAATTTAACCGATGGATTTTTCTTACAGAAATGATTGTAGTTTTCTTTACTGGCGCTTCTCCAGTCTATTTTTACTCGCATTATCTAGTGTTTGGAACGTTGGGCGCTTGACCATCAACTCCATCACTTGTAATGTCTGTCTTCAATTTGAAGTAGGTGGATAGTAACTTCTGGGAAGTTAACTCTAGCACTTGCTTCTCTAGGTAACCAGGAACAGGGGACTCTTTGTCAAGAGGATTCTTGCAGAGCTCTTCTGTTGTATATTCTGGGCTACCACAGCCACACTCTGGGAACATAATGGAATTAGGAACATCCTCCTCGAACAAAGCAACAAGTCTGATGGCTTTCAGAAGGGGGTTATTCACATACAGATATCCATTAGTAATCCAGTAGTATTCTTCCTTCTTGATGATAGGAAGCTTAAGCAAGTTAATATATCTATTGATGGTTATTTCTTTTAGCTTCTTTCCCTGACCACTCATTGCATTAATTGAGTATACACCCTGGATAACATACTGATAGTTACCCTCTGTGATGCGGGGAAGCTTGAACTTAGTTCTAGCTACAGAACAAGGATCAGAATATTCACAACATTCAGAAATAGGAACTTCCACCATCTCCAAACAGGGAATGGTCGTGAACACTGTATCAGTAGCCCAAAGCTTCCTCAGATTAGTCTCACGTTTGATAAGGAGGAAGGCATTGTTCTTAATCTCAGACATGACAGCCCTATCCGTGATCAAGTTGTCTGTAGACAGCAACTTATGCATAGAGCGCACATCTGAAACTAATTTCCTAAAAGTTGACATTATAAATACTGTTTGAATATGTTTGTTATTCCATAATCAAAGTCTATGAGGAATCCAGTCACTTCACCTTTAGCTATTGTGTAGCCATTCTTATCATCCCAACCACTCTTGGCTGTAGAGAAAGCAGGAAGCTGGAAGAACTTAATACCGTTAAAATCCAAGCTCACCTCGTGGTGTTTATCTCCTGTGAAGATGTAGAAGTTATCATGGTCAGACCATGCTTCTTTATATTCCATAGGAAATAGACCAGCTAGTTTGGCAGGTTTCAAAGCATCCCCATGATTGAACATCATGGCTGAGCTTCCGTAGCTAACATACTTCCTATATCTAGGAGAGATGTCAAAGGACACACGGTTTTCATTTCTGAAATAGATTTCTAACCAGCTAGCCAAGTGCCATCCTACAAACTCATCGTGGTTACCAGCTACAAATATCACCTCCACATCACCACCTCTTTGAAGAAGTAGGTTTATTACATTCACCTCATGATCACATATTGCCTGAAAAGCAGTGTGATAGGAAAGGATGTTCTGCTGAGGTGTACCCTTTGTAGTGGTGTTTGTGAACTCACTGTTGAATTCGTCAGACCCAATTATGTATTTAATTTCTGTAACGTTGTTAGAAAGAATGGCTTGGTTAAGAATTGTTTCCACTTTTTGAATATAGGTGGCAAATCTTTCCAAAATATCATTGTTTCCTTCTATATCTAGCTTGTTCAGGTGGGAGTCCTGTTTATTAATTACCAAACAAGCATTTGCTTTAGACAGCTCAAATCTAGGACCAATTATCTCAGGAGATACTGGTTGGTAGGTCTCTAAAAACGAAATGAACGAGTCTTGGAAAACTTGTTCATTCTTCTTCTTACCCAACCAGGCTTTCACCTGGTAATAAGGGTGTTCAACATTTCCCCAGTAGTTTTGGACGTATTTAGTTATCTCCCACTTGTCCGTATCAATCTTACACTTTTCAATCAGGTCCTCTAAACTCTTAATCTCTTCCTTGGTGTTTACCACTATCTCACCTGTCCCTTTCTGCACATCCTCAATAAACCTAACAATTGTGTCTTCTAGCTCTCCAATATAGTTTCCAATCTCTGCCTCATTTTCCACAGTTTCTACGTTTCTGAGTTCTCGCATCAACGTATCCACCTCATCCTCTGTAATGTTTAGTTTCTCTGCATAGAACTTCTTGCTCTTTTTCCAGTGTAGCATTTGCTCCATCTGGTGCAGAAGGGATTGATTTTCAGGCATTTATGATTTAGTTTAGTTAAAATTGCCATAAAGGTACGAAACTTTTTGATATTTTCCAAATTATTTTAACCACTTAGGTTAGTGTGGATAACCAAGTTAGTTATAAATAAAAAACTCCCAGGGGTAGAAACCCCCAGGAGAAAGCCCTGAAAACCAACAAACAGGGTTTTTTAATACATTATAGTCCGCAAGGTCCTGTAGGCGTTATGCTTCCACTTCCTCCAGTTTGAACAACTGTTCCAGTTTCTGCACATATAAATATACCGCCTGCTCCTACAGTTTGTGTAAAGGGTTCACCAGCACATGATAACCATTCTATACTAATAGAGGGGGTACCAACCACATTATATTCTGTACAGTTTAAAGGAGTCTCTGTGGTTGTAGTTGTTGTAGTGGGTGGAACCTCTGTAGTGGTGCTGGTTGTTGTAGTGGATGATGTACTTGTTGTTGTAGTGGTGCTACTACTAGTAGATGTAGTGGTAGACGTACTAGATGTAGTGCTAGTGGTGCTAGTGGTACTAGATGTGCTGGACGTAGTGGTAGTGGTTGTACACTCCTTATCAATTACAATATCTATAAAGTTGGTACACAGAGGATTAGCAGACATCACTCTTATAATAGTGGTGCCATTGGGAACTAATGTGCTAGTGTAGCCAGCCAGAAGAGCTGCTTTACTCACCCCTGTTTCAAATGCTGATACAAACCCATCAACATCTGAGTAGAGGTTGAATGGGCCTGTATCAGTTCCAGCTGTCGTTAATGTTATTGTTACAATCACAATAGTGTAGTGGTTGTTGTGGTGGTTGGCAGTAGAGTGGTAGTGGTAGTTGTTGTTGTGGGACAAGCTCCTATATTAGCAGAAGATACTCCTGGTAAAGGAGGAACTACCAATGTACCTGTACAAGCACAAACATAAATAGTACTAAAGCTACTCACTACAGCAGTTCTATAAGCACCACCACAAGCATAGTAATTAATGTTTACGGGAGTGATAGTGTTGTTAGTGATGGAGTAGAAATTACAAGAAGGACAAAGAATTGTTGTTGTACTGGTGGTAGTTGAACTTGTAGATGTAGAAGTGGTAGTTGTGCAACAGATACCTAAAGCAGTTGACAAACTATCAATCTGATCTTGTAGGTCACAAATCTTTTCATCTACCTTCTGAAGAGCTACTGATAGGTTATTGCATGTAGCAATTCCTGTACAAGAAAGATTGGGACCACTGTACACAACTGATTGACTACCAATAGGTTGTGCTGAGCAGGGATCGTTTCCTCCACAAGGGGTTACTATGGGCTCTGGCGTACAACAAGGGTTCTGAGGAACGTAATACATTATATGATGATTTTAAGCTATTAAGGAATATACATGATGTAGTAACAACCAAGACCAGGTTGGAAATTAGAGTGAGCTAATCCTCCTCCTGTAGAAGAAATTGCTTTATCAATAATGGTGATGCCAGTTGTTTTAGAGTTAGTGATTCCAATATCAGCAGTTCCCGCTGCACCAGCTAAAGAGTAACTAGTGTTACCTCCGTAGGTTGCAGTTTGAGCTAAAGGAGTAGTTGGTGTAAGAGTTACCTGACCACCAGAAAGCGTTGTAAAATGCGTGTGTCCAGGATCACTAATTTTAGGATCTGTCGTATGTGTGTGAGCAGGAATTTGAGCAGTGGTGAGTATCACTGTGTTAGAACCAGCTGTTCCTAGTAATGTATAAGTAGGATTTCCAGCAATCGTAGGATCAACAGCAGGATTTAGGGGTCCTCCAGCCATGCCTGTTGTAGCACCAACTGGCACACGTCCTCTTTTATCAGGGGTGCCATTTAAACCATTACAAAGATAGATTTTATCCCATGCTCCAAGACCTTTACCAGTGTTGTCAAAATTACCAGGTATTGTACCATAGTATTCAACAACAGTGAAAGGCACCATTCTATCCTTGTAGGAAGTAGGAGGAGCAGGTGGTGTACAAGCTGCCACTAATGCACAGAGCTCTGATTTCTTTACATAGTTGGTTTGAACATCTAATACAAATGCGTTGAAGTCAACAATGTGTGCACAAAGCTTTGTAATCACTGCCTGAAGGATGGCATGTGTTCCAGAGGTTGATGTTACGCCTGTAAGACATCCAATTGTATAGGGTCCTTCTAGAGCAACAAATTTGTTTTCTACAACAACTAGTCTTGCATCAAGCTCACATACAGCTTTAATAATAGCACTAATTACATTAGGAAGTGAGAGGTCCTGACACTCTACTAGGTTTTTATTTACGATGTTACATATAATGGTGGGGTTAATCTCAAGGATAATCCCTGTACCGTTAAGCGTAGATGTGAGAAACTCAATCAGTGCTTGCTCTACATAAGATAGAGAGTCACCATTTTTGATTCCCAGAATGGGAACATCTATTCCTGTATATCTAACGCATTGATCTGATACAATCTCTGCGCATCCGTTAAAACAATTAGAACAAGACATTTATTTAGATTTTAGAATTTTAACTCTGCTTGCAATCATGTTTACAGTGAATGCAGCGGCATAATTTGGATTACAAAGTTTGTAAACAAGTATTCTCCTGTAGTTGAGCAAGTCTAACATTGCTCCTCCAGGTATAGGTTGGTTCAGAATGTAAACAATATTGTTGTATAGATTACCTGCTAGATTGGCTAGCTTACAATCTATTTCAGCAATAAGTGCTGGAATACTAGCACATTCTGGACAATGCGTAAGCCTTGGTGATAACATTTGTTATAATTTTTCGTCCTTGTTTAGTAGCTGCATTACACAGTCCACAAAGACCGTTTATCAATTGACACCCACATCCAACGTTAGCTCCGCAGTTTCTGCACTTAGCCATATTAGTAGAAGTTTATTACGTAGTTATTTCCAGAACATCCACAATTGTTTTTGAGGAAGTTATTAAGCATCATGTCAGCTTGATTGTACAACTTCATAGCTTCATCTACAGCACAGTTGTTAGCAGCAGCTATAGAACCCTGTATAAAGAAATAGATGGTAGTGAGATCCACCTTTGCTTGTGTTTTGATTGCTCTATCACATTCCATCATATCAAGCTTCATGAACGCATTGTCAAACTTCTCCTGTAGCTTTTCCACACGCATAATAGACTTCTCTACAAAGTTGATGTATGCAGGGGCTACAGAATACCTCAAACGATAAACCCCGTCAGGTAGTGGTTGGTCCACTCCTACAGGGCTCAGTCCTAGGTTTGATGTTGTGAATACATTAAAGTCGTTAACACTGAACGGTTTAACTACCACTCCAAAACCAGGAACATTAATCTCAATCGTTGCTCCAGAAACAACAGGTGGGTCCGTGGGATATACAGACGCATCAGCAACTCCTAGTGTTTGTACATTGTATGTAGGAATCACCAATATGTCTAGTTTCAAGTCTGCCATGTTGTTTTAAATAAATAAGCCAGAGGATCTGAGTTTTAATCCTCTCACCTCTGGCTTAGGTTAATATAAATGTTTATATCTCTACCCTACTATTATGGGATTCTGGTTGTCGTACTAGTAGTAGTGGTAGTTGGGGTGGCAGTGGTAGTAGATGTAGTGGTGATACAAGAGTTATCAGCAGTTACAGTACCAAGACCAGCCTCAAGAACATCCTCAATCAATCCACCAATAGGGTTAGCAGAACCATTAGTTTGAGTTTGAGGAGTAGCAATGATTACAGTGCTATCTTCCATGATGTAGTCACCCCACTGGTAAGCAGACTTGTTATACTCGTTGAACTTGATGTAATAAGTATCGTAGGTAGTACCATCAGATACCCAGCTCTCGAAGTTCTCGTTATAACCATTCATTCTGTAGAGGTGCTTCAAATATCCAGCTTGATAGCTGTAGAAGTTCTTCTCCAGTTGAGCAATCTCAGCAGAAGTACCAACAGCGTAAGAAGAACGCTGAATGATTACAGGAACTGCTGAAATGTTACAAGCATCAGCTACGATGAAGTCAGCTGTGGTTGCAGGTCCATTGATAATGAACGTACGGAACCACATGCGGTCATACTCGAAAGGAAATGCTGCCACATCACAAGGCTGGCCATATTTGGTAAGAGGCTTACCAGTGATACGGAGAACAGCGTTTTGGTTGTTACCAATTCTCTGGAACTCATAGAAGTCAGAGAATGTGATGTTGTCAGGATTGTTTCCAGGAGCTTGCAACAAGAAATGATAGATGATGTCATCAATCAAAGCAGGTACATCAACAATATCACAAGGATCACCACCACACTCGCAACAAGGAGCTTGTACGGTTACTGAACGAGTGAAACCATTGAAATACAGGGTATCCAGGTAGCTAGAGTGAGCACGCAGAGTTACGGTGATAACATCACCACACTGTACGTTCCACTGTCCAACTTCTGTAATTTGAGTTACAGGTGTAGGACATCCAACCACTTTGTACCACTCAGTTACGTTGCTGTTGCAACCAGATCCTGAAGGACAACCTTTAATCTTATCAGAACGCTTAGAGCCTTGCAGATAAGTATTAGTACGGCCCTGCGCAATATAGAAATAGGGAGCAGCGGCAATATTGCCAACTGTGGCAAGGGTGTAGTCATTTCTGAAGATACCCACTTGACCAGCGCTCAAGTTTTGCGTAGATCCAGAGCTAGGGAGCGCAGTTTGCCCTACTGGTACTACGAAGAGCGTAGTTAATGAAAAATCAGCCATTTTGTTTTATTTTAGGTGATTAAAAAATCTATTCGTTTGTTTGAATTCTGTATATCGAGTTTTGTACAGCAGATTGATTCTCAGTGTACATTGCAAGGTTTTGTACTGTTAAGTCTAACAGTTCATCCTCCAGATATAGTTCAAGTTCGCAGTCTTGATCAAATGATGGTTGGCCATCTAGCATTACATATCCTGTCTTATTAATATATACAGGGTAACGCATATAGGACATATATATCTTACTTGGAGTGAAGGTACCATCTGTGAAGATGGATATTTCATCTGTCGAAAGGAAGTTGAAAGTCTCTTGATATTCAAAAGAAGGCTTGTAGTGAGTGTTATTCAGGATGAACTGAAGGTCACCGTGTTTAGCCAAGTCTCTGTTAATCCAGATTTTTCTGTCCTTACACACCCCTTTGTCAGCCAGTACATATGCATCAATATAGAACATATACTTTGGAACAAGGAGATGTATATTAGCAAACCATTGATTTAGTTCAGCGTTCTTAAGAGTGAGATCAAGAGGTTGGTGGTTATAAGTGACCACTAAGCTTTGGAGGTCCTCGTAACGCTTCTTAAAAGCGTCAAGTCCCATCCCACTCACTACACTAAAACCATCAACCTTTTGTTTTATCAGCTTAATCTGGGCCTCATTGAGAGCCAGAATTTTATCTTCTAAGTTTATCTGCTGGTGTATGTTGGTCGATAGTTTATTTAGTTTTTGGTCAATCTTGTATAATAAACTATCTACTGGTATCATACTGCAGCTAATTTCTTAGATTTCAGCTTACCTTCGAGAGTGAGGAGCAAGTCCTGATTATCATCGTCAGCAAGCAATTTAATTAAATCATCTTCGTCCTTAGCTACTTCAAACTCACCCTCATAAATTTTACCATTTGGTCTTGCCCTATAGATTGAATGTGTGAGAGCTTGTTTCACTAAGTCTTTGATATGGAGTAAGTTATCCTTCATATCTGCGAAGCGTGTGAACACTTCGACAGGATTTAACCCTTGATACTTACCGTTCTTAAACTCGGTTTGTTTGAGGACATTGTCTACAAGGTTGTAAACAGCTTCCTCCTTAGTATCATCAGTTACAGGTAATCCCAACAAGCGTGCCACTTTTCTTTTTCTCTCAGGAGTCATAGTGTCAAATTTGACAATAGCCTTGTTGATAAGTTGCTTCTTCTTGAACATCACTGCGTTTTCAATATCCTCATCAGCCACATAAAACTGTGTATCTGCAGGATATTCACCACGCTCCCAAGCTTGATAAGAGCTTGCAATTGTGGGGTGAACACGCAACCAAGAGAAGGCTATTTCCTGAAGAGGAATAGAAAGATCAAAGAAGTTGTCTCCATCAAGCAGCTTTACAGGCTGAACGTGCAAAGTGTCATTTGTAGATGTGGACATTCCATAGTTCCAGAAACTAGAACGAGGACCTAGATCAACATCACCAAGAGCAGCTTGTAGCTTGTCTCTAAGTGCTGTTACACGCTCAGTCTCCATTTCTCTCTCTAGAGGATCAGAGATTCTGCGTATGTAAGCAGCATCAGGATCAATACCTGTGCGATACTTACCATCAAGTTCTTTGTAAGGATACTTAAACACCCCTGTTCCAGGGATGCGTGTAAGTCCTCTTAAAGAAAGGCCACCTTGCATTGTTTGAAGTTGAGAGTTGTTATACTCCTTCTTAAGTGTTGAGATTTTACCTAACTTACCCATATGTAGTTTATTTATTTGGTTTATTTGCAGAGATGTGAGGTATGAACCTCATGGCAATTGGGAATTTCCCAATCCCCATCTCTGTAGTTTGAGAAGGCTCCCCCACCCTGAAAGTGGGGGGCATTCCTTCTCGGTAGGTTATAAGAACAGCCTAAGCTGTAGTCTTATTAGAATTGTGGGATTTCTTCAATCAACACTGTACGAGACAGGTCTTCAATGAATACATCACAACGATCCTTCATCCAGATTTCGTATCCTGGGAATTTGTTCGCAGAGCTCATACCCTGAGACTTAGCAAAGCCTAAGTGGTGGCGAGTTCCATCGATATATCCCCAAGTCATAGAAGGAGCACCCTTCATACGCACCTCACGGATGTTATTAACCATAGAGCCATCAGACATAGGACTTACGTCAAACACCATGAATACAGGGGTTGACTTCTTGTTCTGTCCAAACTCCAGGTTAGTTTGAGGAAGGTCAAGTTCTTTCAGGTGAATCAGTTCAACACGACCAGTCTCACGAGTTACCATTGCATCGAATGCAAAGTTGTAAGTGATGTGTTGTCCTTCTCCTTGCATGTAACGGTTTCCGCTATCAGCCATGAAGGTAAGACCGCTGTTCAAAGCGTCTGTCTTCAAAGCTTGCTGGAACACGTCAAAACCTGCTTCGTTAGTGTACATTTTAACACGACGGTCTTTAACATCCACACGACGATAGAACAGGTCACCAAACACAGAACGAATCAGGTTGGCAGTAAATTCACCACGGTTGTATTGAACCAGGTTACCGTTGTTACGCATGCGGTGGTAAACACCAGCAGAAGTACGCTTAAGTTCTTGCTTAGATCCGTTGGTCTTTACAGTACCAGGACGAGACCAAATCATACGCTTAACTTTCAACTCAAGCATAGACTTACGCATCCAGAACTCAATAAATGGCTCCCACTTAACATCGTTACGAGTTAAGGGAAGTTGGTTACGACGCTGAGGTGCATATACAAGGATATCCAAAGGACGTCCTGCAGAGTCACGCATCATTTTGTCATCAGCCCACTCAGTGATTTTGTGCTCGAAACCATATGCAGAACCCAAAGATTCAAACATAGTGATTTGCTCACCCAAACGAGGAAGACCTAACAAATCTTGATCGAACTCACCAATTGCAGCATCAACCAACTCAAGCTCGATACCTACCTGCAAAAAGGTGGGGCTTACGAAATCTACAGTTGGGTTGTCTGTAACCAAAGTGAAGGTGTACAAGAATCCCATGTTCCAAGGAACGGGGTCCTTGATAACATAGAAACGAGGACCATACTGACGTGTACCAACAGAAATGATAGCGTTCTTAGAGAACTCATTTGTGTCAATTACGAGTTGGAACTCTTGACCATCGATACCAGGCTTGCTCAACTCAAGAGTTGAGTTAGGTACATCGATGATTTTGGGGAATTTGTAGGGAACAGCTACTTGCCATTTCCAAGCATCGCTATTATTATCAATGTAATAAGGCGTGCTTTTGTTGATCATGTCAAGAAAGTCATTGCTGTACAGAGAGCTCTGTGTATAGAGGCTGATGATCTTCTTGTCGTAATCAGCAGGCTCAGTTGAGTGAAAGCTCTCCAGGTGGTTAGCGTCAGTTAGCTTACCTACAGCACGCTTGTCCAT